GCTTCTTGGATCTGGATCAGCCATAGCAGACAATGCTCTTTCAGCCTCATCACAAGCAAATGTATGCAATGCCTTTGTAGCATCGGCATACCATAGCACCTCACGACGATTGGATACGTATTTGTCAATATCGTGGAGGATTTTTCCACTAGACCTTACTTGGCACACGAGTGGCCCAGGAGCGTATTTCAGTGCATCAAGTGCCATAACGGACCCATGAAATCCAGCCTCGCAAAGCTTCAGTTGACCATCCCACTCATACAACTTACATTCAAGTTTCTGGCCATCTCTGAGTAGGCCAGTCGATGAAACAAAGTGCCACCCCAGAATGCTAGACTCAATGTCTGCCATGCTTATTTCTCCAATTGTTTCAACAGTGCCTCAACCCCTTGATTTTCTATCTGCAAGTCACTACGATTTGGAGTCCTCCTGTGGTGCTGGATTGCTGCAACAGCAGCCCAGTAACCTAGCCCATTTTCACCCTGTTTCAATCTCCTAGTGATGACTTCAATTCGCTGACTTCTGTGGTAACTACGCAGTGACTTTGACATTAATTCCCCCTAGCCTTTTATGGGATCTGATCCCGACATGGTTAGCTAATTCCTGGCATGTATTTCAGGATTGTGGTTTCTAGCACGGCGTTCAGTTTCATGTATGCCGCAGCCCTTGCCGCCAATGCTGCAGCCCTTGCCGCAGCCCTTGCCGCATCCCTTGCATCCCTTACCGCAGCCCATGCCTCATCCCCTGCCGCAGCCATTGCCGCAGCCCTTGCCGCATCCAATGCCGCATTCTTTGCATCCTTTGCCGCAGCCATTGCCGCAGCCATACCCGCAGCCCCTGCCGCATTCTTTGCATCCTTTGCCACAGCCATTGCCGCAGCCCCTGCCGCAGCCAATTCAGCATCAGTAGCTTTCCCAACAAGCCATTGACGCTTTGTCTCAATAGCATTCCAGAAGCAATCATCAGTCACATCTGTAAGCATCAGGGCTATTTCTGCACACTGACAAGCAAATTCGTGCAGAATGCTAGTAGCATCCAGATAATCAAGCACATTGCGTCTGGTACACACTAACTTGTCCTTCTTCGCAATCTGCCTACCACTACACTTAACACGGCATACAATTGATCCTGGAGCATACTGCAGTGCATCTAGAATACGCCTAGAAGCGTGCAGCCCAGACTTACACATGGTAAGTGGTCCACTGTAGGCATATAGCCCCCTATGCAACCTATGGCCATCCCGCAATAGTTCTGAATCTGCAACGAAATGCCAGGCCAAAATTTGTTTCATACTAGTATACTTCCCTCTGTTAAAGCCATAACCATCGACGCTTCGCTACCGACCTTTTTATGGCAGGTTCTATACACCCAACCGGGCATACTTGCTCGCACTGAGGCTTGCTGAACTTCCCCACACATTCTGTACAAAGCTGTGGATCAATCTTATAATGCCCACCCTCAACAGAAATCCCATTATTTGGGCATACTGGAAGGCAAACACCACAAGAGATACAATCACGGCTTATGATCTTTAATGCCATGTCACTCCAGCACAAGCCTTGGGGAGATCAGCCCAATTCCTGTTGGTCCAGCCACCCTGCTTGCGTAGCACTTGCACCGCCTTGATACATCTCAAGGCTAGCCACAATAGACCCTCTCGGACTGACGACCATACATCTTCTTAAAATCAGCAACCTTAGCACGAATGGAGTCCTCAGGTTCACCGTCGGTCTCCATCTTGTTCACGATGGTATCGAGTTGTTGGCGATAAGATTCTGGAAGACGGTCAGTGCTCGTGATCCGGTAACACGGAACAAAGTAGATGTTGTAATAAGGACCAAGCTTTACGGTATGCGAACGAAAAACCTTTTCAGCAGTTTCTGCCCTAGCAGCAAATTCTGCCCGTGCCTTTTCAGCAGTTTCTGCCCTAGCAGCAAATTCTGCCCGTGCCTTTTCAGCAGTTTCTGCCCTAGCAGCAAATTCTGCCGCTTTAACCTTTATATCGGTCACAGCTTTATCATTCCAGCGGCCGATCAGTCGTTCACAACCTGGAGTCAACCACGTTATGCTAACGACCAAAGAAAGTACCAATATTGGCAACCTAAAAACCTTCCAAATAGTGAAGACTGCCATGCCGCCGAACGCCAGTGCAGCAAGTAATTTAGTTGTTGTTTTTTCCATAACCTAGAACTCCTGCAAGATCTTTCAATGCCCCAATCACGATGTCAAGTCCAGCAACGACACGAAACAAATGATGAAAGATGGGCAAGTTGCGCATGGTTTTGTCTCCTAGCGGGATAGGTTTACGGTTGCATTGTAGTTGTAGCAGAGGCCCGATGTGGCAATCTCTGAAAATCTCAATTCCAATCCTGAGAACTCTCCATTTCTGGCAAGTCTGTAAGTGCCACAACTTGGTTCGTAGTACGAAATCGAGTTACCAAACATCACTGTGCCAGCAGTATCAATTGTGTATTCCCCTCCTGGACGGCTAAAGTTGCAGCTTCCTCCATATAAGATTGCGGCAATATGGATGCTACTACCAGTCTGGGCGACACTTGTGTTGACGGGGCATCGGGTTGAGCGTCCTAGCTCAGGAAACACGAAGGTTGCATTGCCAGAATAGCTCCCAGCCACGTTAGGAATTGGGTTAGTAGGAATCGGTGTGCTTGGTCCTGTGGGATTACTGCTACCTTTACCCCCGCACGCCAGCATCAAAAGCAGGGACATTGCAACATAACTAGACTTGTGCATCAGCATTTTTGACTCCTTTCAATATCACGCTACAACAGAATTTGGTGATCCAAGGTAGGATTATACCTACAACTCCGCTATGCCTAGTCGGTGTTTTGGCAGCTTAAACTACTTGGATCGTGACTAAATGACGCCTTCAGCAATTGCAACCATTGCCCATCGGCTAATGCAGCCTCATCTCTCATGCCTTTTGATAGATAGGATGCAATCTTGACCACACTTGGTTTTCGTAACAGGCAGGCTCCAAGATTAGGATGTTGGCTACATAGGTAGCAATAGCAACTAAAATCAGCAGGGCTCATGGTTCAACCTCAATAAATTTGGGGGCAAGCTGGTTCAAAGTGGCTTCAAGCCTGATATTTGCCATACCCATTGCCGCAGCCATTGCCGCAGCCCTTGCATCCTCTGCCGCATCCCCTGCCGCAGCCCATGCTGCAGCCCATGCTGCAGCCCTTGCCACAGCCCCTGCTGCATCCCTTGCCACAGCCCATGCCGCATCCATTGCCACAGCCCATGCCGCATCCCTTGCCGCAGCCAATTCAGCATCAGTAGCTTTTCCATCAATCCATCTACGTTTCACAGCAATAGCTGCTATGCTTCTTGGATCTGGATCAGCCATAGCAGACAATGCTCTTTCAGCCTCATCACAAGCAAATGTATGCAATGCCTTTGTAGCATCGGCATACCATAGCACAGTGCGTTCTGATGCTACTAGCTTATCGTCACTCTCCACAATGGCCCCACTGCATCTAACGCGACATACAATAGATCCTGGAGCATATTTCAAGGCATCAAGCGCCCTTATAGATGCATGTAAACCAGATACACACATCTTTAGCTCACCAAGATGGTAATAACTTCGTCTAGCAAGGGTCTGCCCATCCCGCAACAAACCAGTATCAGCTACAAAGTGCCATGCCAGAACGCTGTTACTCTGCTTCTCTGTTAACATGTTGGCCAGTCTCCTTGTAATAGTAAGGCCTCTAACTCCAGGTTTGTCAATGTTTTAAGGTCTTTATCAGCAGCAGGCAGATGGGGTAAGCAGTAAGCTAATAACATAAACTTCTGTAACCTCAATGCTTTTTCCTGCTGGTTAGGCAACCAAAGGGAATCAGAAGACCAAGGATCATCTGAGATTTGTTTGAAAACCATTAGCTGTCCTCTAGTTAGGATCAGTACGCAACAGCAGTTTCAAAGCTCGACTACAGATCTGCCTATCATCCACAGACATGTGATCTGTGTTGGCATGTCTGATTAGATCTACAATCAGAGCCCTTGCGCTCTTAGGTTTGTCCATGAGCTTACCTGATCTCTGCAACCAATTGATCCACTCAAGGATCTCAGGATCTGTCATAGGATTATCAGGTAGTTGTTTAGAAATCATGGCATGTTACCATTTCCATTCATTGTGGATACTTAGCTGCCGGTCTTTTAGCACTGGCCGGCAAGTGGTCAATCATTATACGTCCGTTCGTCAGATTGACAATTGAGAACGAGACAGATAAGGCTGGCTAATTTGTTGGCAGCTACTCACACACCTTATCAGGATGTTTTCGCCCAAGCTAGGCTTGCTTAAGGCCAGCATATTACTAATCAGTGTTTTGATTAGTTTCGTCCCATTAGGACTCATCAGATATGCTAAACTGAGACCAGACCAAAATCTATCTCCGGTTGAATCCTTTCAGCTTCTCTTTCTGTGGTCTGGATTCGTGTATGATTGTGCTTTTTAGACCTTTACCAGCATGAGGAGCATAAAGCCCTTTAGTGATTTTAGCAGCCTCGTAATCATCGTTCTTTGGTTGGATTACAGGTTCGTGCAAGGTTTCAAAAGCACGTCTAAGGTGATTTGACTTGTCTCTCCAAGTAGTGTTGTAGAGTTTATCAAAACACCCTTTACATACTCTACCAGTAATCTTTTTGGGGAAGTAGTGCTCAGCAGAGGTAGGAACACTAGCAACCGCCCCATCAATAACAAAATGAGTCAGGCTATCTTTTCTCAGTTTGATCCATGAGACAACGATACGACCGTAGTGTGAAGTATGAAGATCAACAACAGCCTTACACACCATACAGCCAAGTGTGGTAGGAATGAAGTTATCAATCTTTGTCATGCTCAACAATCTACGGGATAAACTCATTAGCAACCTGCCTTGCCTTGCATACTGCATAACTCACTATGCAATATATACTCTAGCGCCCGACTTCCCGCCGGACCTGCGCCGACTGGGTGACGATACCACGGCCGGCGGGGGGCGTGTCAAACGGGTTTTCGGACGGTTCCCAGGATGCCCCCAGGACGGCCCAGGACGGCCCAGGATCGACGAACGATCGTCGAGGTAGGCTTGCCTACCGGGGATAGCGAAAGTGGTGGCGAAAGCTGGCCGGCCCTAGCAGGCTTGGCGGGAAAAGCTGGCAGAAAAGACAAAAGGCGATACCGGATTGCTCCGATACCGCCTTTGCCTTGTGACCGAACCGTATAGAACGTCTACGCTTCCAAGCGTTCGACGCCAGCAGATCGCCCGGATGAACGGCCTACCTTGCCTCCAGACGATTGCTCGACGTTCTTGATCCAGGCGTCGAAACCGTCCAGAACTTCATTTTTGAATTCTTCGAGGTGGATCTGGCCTTCGGCGTCGTCCTTGCCTACAGTGATACCTTTCGGCAGGCTGAAACGTTCAAACTTCTGAGCGTATCGGCCATCTGCCCGTTGCTCGATTGTCCGTTCCATGTAAATGGACGCGGAAATCGTGACCAAATTGCCTAGAACGAAATCGACATGAGCCAATCGCATGTTGCTCTTGGCTTTGTCGTATTTGTCCTCGTACCACTTGGGATTGGCCACCAGTCGAAAAGTAGGCTTCCCTAGCAGCTTGGCAATCGGGTTGCTCTTTTCCTTCCTCGGTTCGGTCGGTGTTGCCGCCATCTGTCGCGCGATCTCTCCGGCCATGTTGTCACCCTCTGTAGCGTCCCTGGGGACGCGAAACCCGGCCTCGGCATGATTGCCGGCCGGTAACGTGCGTTCAGCCTACCACAGCGCAGCCTGATGCGGTCAAGCCGGGCCGATTGATTGGATCGTTAGGTTGACTAGGTAGGCAGTGCGAAATGAGAATTCAGAGACGGTCAAAACGATTAGTATCGCCTATGTAGAGGTAATCTTGCTGGCCTCGCCACTCTTGCCAGCGAGCCTTGACGTTGTGCCATACGAGCCTAAGTAGGCTGAGCATTGGCCTAGTCCCGTCTTTTCCAGCTCGGAGAATCTGATGGTTCAGCCGTCCGAATGAAGTCGGCTGTTACCTCTGAAATGGGGATTCGCTCGCCCATATCTAGGTCATAGGCGGTTTTGGCTTTAGGTCCACTGACGTATGCGGCATTGCCATACGTTGTGAGGTAGATCCCTTTGCGTAGTCCTTTGGCTGTGGCATCTAGCTTGTGTTCGGGTGCAAGGTCCATTGTAGACTCCAGTTCTGCCTACCTAATGAACCTAACGATCCATTGTCCCCTAGTGCCAGTAACAGCCTAAGCCTTGCCTGGTCTATGGTTCCCGACAGCCCATTATGTCAAGTGGCGCCGGCTTCCAGCCCCGTCATTTAACAAGCAAACGCGCTGCCATATGACAGAAGCCGACTTAGACGTAACCAGACCGACTTTATGGGCGCTTTGTCATATCCTGGCATGTCCAGTCTGTTCGATTATGAGACCGCTAACTGATAGGCCAGCTTAGACTTAGCAGGCATGTCTGATTATGGCACGATGTCCGACCTGGTTGGTCTGGTATATGCTAACCTACTGACTGCTAACGAGATAGCGCCCTGCTACTTTGATGATGTACTAACCCACTGAGCCATAAGGACTTAGCTGATGTACCCTGTTGTCATATAGAGTACCCCGGGGTCCCCCTCCTGCACACAGATGCACACCCCAGCCGGGAGGGGTGTCTTCACCAGAAAATTTAAAAAAGTTCAAACTGGCTAAAGTCTTTGTTTGCAGTAGGTTAGAGAGAAATAGTGGATAGGCAGACAGGTGTCGATAGGCTGAAATATGCCTAAAATCAGGCACTTTTAGGCACTTATTGAATAAGCTAAGCTTATAACCCATTGATTACAATGGTTGTTAGCTTAACCTGGTTTTTCTGGGAAGCCAAAGGCGGGGTGTAAGGTAAAGAGTGCTAAAATCTAGATAGATAGATAGCTAACAAGAGTGCTAATTTATAGTTTACTGACAAATACCCCTTCTATATAGGATCATGAATATGTCAGTAGAAATTTTCCCCACCCTAGTATGAAAAATTCCCCACTCCCTATTTGCCTTGCCAATCTTGACCAGACGATAGGTAGTAGACAGCGGCTATGAGGGCTAGAAATATAAGCATGGTGATAGTATATAACCATAAGCTAGCTGTGTCAAACATACCTATATGCCAAAATCATGTAATATAGCCTCCATAAGCCTAAAAATGCTGTAAAACAGCTATTAAACAATGACCACTTGACAACTTAGCTATACTTGTGCTATACTCTGAACATACCTTTTAATGATTTATTAACTCATCCAAGACCCACAAAACCGCTTTGTCTTCTATAGCTTACTCCCTCCCCACCAAGCTATATTGAGGCTGACAAATGCCAGGTACAATAGCCAAAAGCAGCGGCACCTGGATCCTCTTAATTACTTGATACTAAAGGAATAATATGGCGCTCCCACAGCGAGAAGGCAGGCCTACCCTTAATATTAACCCAGAGGCTAGTACTCCAAATACTGCCTCATGGGATGAGCACTACGATAATGTGGGTGCTAATGAGCTGAATCATCCAGTTCCTGAGCGGAAGGGCGGTCCAGATGCAAATGGCTGGCTCCATGAAGCTTATGATACAGTCCAAGAAGATGAGGTTTAATGATGGCAACTAGTTTTCCACAGAAAGATCGCCCTGAGCTTAGACCAGATGGCAAAGTCCCCAATCCAAAGAAGTCTCAGCCTCAGCCAACTAAGTAGTGAGGCAGAAGGGTTTGACATCTTTTGTCAGAAGCAGATAGCCCGCCTCTCCGCAAAGTTGGACCTGGAAAGCACAAGCTTGGATGTAGGTGCTTTGTCTGCAGCCCACGCCCCAGGGCCTCGAAGGCCCTCGTTGGACCAGTTAGACCAGATGGGGCAGATGAGAGTTCCGCGCCTACGAAAACAATATTCGTAGATCCTCATGCTCCAGTAATCCACGCTGAGCTACCCCTATTCAAACGTAAGGATAATGCTCGCTACTATATTGCTCAGTGGGTAGCGATGCGGCTTAAGAATCCTACGATTACTAACGTAGAGGTTGCGGCGAAGCTTGGGATTGCTAGGACTACTTTACAGGCTATCATCCGTCAAGCTAAGGATGAGGGCTGGTTGCAGTTTAGTGACCCAATGACTCGCATTGAATACGAGATTATCCCTAAGGCAGTCGATAATCTAAATTATTGGTTAGAGAAGCGTGATAAGGTGGCTACCCTAGAAACCATGAAGGGCACGGCATTTAAGGATTACCAAGCTTATAAGGGTACTGGCGATAATGGTAATACTACTTATCTGGCCCTGAAGATCGAGATGCCGGATGGGGAGGAGGCTCCAAAGGTTATTGAAGGCAAGATTGTAGGGAAGCCAAAGGAGCTTAAAGAATAGATATGACCACCAAAACCAATACGCTACCTAATCAGACCGTCGTCGTGCCAACAACTACAGTTCCGGCTCCCGAACCAAAGCAAACCTGCTGTCCTAGCTGTGGTTATTGCCCTTACTGTGGGCGTGGCTGGTATCGTACAGTTCCTTATTATCCCATCTATCCTACTTATCCAACTGGCCCACTGACGCCAATTTGGATAATTAATACCACTACTACTTGCTAGTCATGCCGATCAGCAAATACTTCAAAGGCTCAGGTGAAAAAGTCATGCGCTCTATGAAGGAGCGTTATGGCGAAAAGAAGGGTGAGCAAGTCTTCTACGCTACTGCCCACTCGAAGAAGGGTATGACTCCAGCCAAAAAAGCTGTAAATGGCCTAAAGAAAGCCAAAGACTAAGGAGATAAAATGCCAGTAGATCCAAACCAAGTAATCGATGATTCTGCTACGGTGGCAAAAGCAGCTGCCTCAGGTGGGAAAGCCTTCTGGAAATCAAAGCGATTCTGGACTAACGTAGTCCTTGTTGGTGGGCATTATCTAGGTTATCTGCCAGCCAATGTAGCGGTCTATGTAGGTGCTGCAGCCAATATCTTTCTAGCAGCAGTTTCTGATAAGCCCCTATCTCTAAAGTAAATCATGGCCGACAGCCCTAGAATACGGCGGCCCTATGCTAATATAGGCCCTCCAGGTAAGGAGGAGGCTGATCCAGAATCCGAAACTCCTAAAGGATCACTAGTTAGTAAGGTTTCTAGGGCTGTCATTGCTTTGAAAAATCTCAGTGGCCAAAAGTAAATGGCCAAATGGGTATCCCTTCCAGCAGAACCTCTTCGTTATCAGCCTGAGCAAAAAGCCTTCTGGCAGGCAATCAAAGATCGTGTCTGCAGGAAATGTAAAACTGAGTTTACTGTAGCAGAAACTAAGTTCCTCTGTCCTAAATGCAGTTCAAAGGGATTTCGGAAGTGGGATCGTCTTACTATTATTGCTGGTAGACGATTTGGCAAGACCAGGGGGGGCTCTATCGCAGGAGCTTTTGAGGCTACAATCCCAAACTCTCTAGGTTGGGCTTGTGCTCCATCTAACCAAAAGCTCCATCGTTATGTCATTCCTGCCTTTCAGCAACTCATTCCAGAAGATTGGGTTGCTGATTGGAGCACAGAATATCTAGATCTACGGTTGAAGAATGGCTCGCTGATCCACTTCCAGACTCTCGAACATCCAGACCAAGGCCGAGGACAGGGCCTAGATTGGTTATGGATTGATGAGGTTTGTGAGCTAAGCAAGTCCCACTGGGAAGTTATCAGGCCATCATTAGCTGGTGATACAGTAGCTTTCTTTACAACTTCTCCACGCGGTTATGATTGGGTCTACGAGGAACTATACAAACCAGCTGAAGACGGTTTACCTGGCTACTGGGGCTGCCACGCTAAAACCTCAGAAAGTGCTAATCCCCGCATCTCTGCTGAGTTCCTAGCTCGTGAACGTGCTCAGATGTCAGATGCAATGTATCGGCAGGAATATGAGGCAGACTTTGTTATCTTCACAGGTGCAGTTTACGGGGGCCTTGTTGATCCACAGATTCTCAGAAGCACCGAAGAAGTCAAAAAACTCATACCAGAATGGCCTGCGGTTGATCCTAGCCGACCAGTGCTTATCGGTATCGATACTGGGGCAGATCATCCCTTCGGAGCGATCAAGCTAGTCTCCACTGAAGCTGGCTTGATTGCGGTTGGTGAATATCTAGAGCGTAACCGCCCATTTATCCAACATGCCAGCTCCCTGAAGATGATGGCTGGCTATAGTCCAGTCAAGTGGGCTATCAATAAGAATGAGCGTCAACAAACTATAGAGCTTGCCCAGCACGGGATCTTTTGTCAGAAGGCGGAGAATGATGTTATTGCCGGCACTGAACGGGTCAAAAGTTGGCTCCATGCTAAGCAGCTTTGGCTTGTAGAGCAAGCATGTCCCCTTACTATTAGACAATTAAAAGCTTATCGCTGGGCCGATAATGAGACACGTAAGGAAGAGAAGCGCAGTGAGCGGGTCTTTAAAAAGGATGATGAGCTTCCAGATTGCTTAAGATATGCCCTCATGACTTGGCCTATTTTACCAAAGTATGTAGAGCCACAAGACAAGCCCAGAGATATTTCCCACTTACCCTGGGAAGCTAGAGCTACCATTGAGCGTATGCGTCGAATCGATAAACCCCAGCCTGAGGAGCCGGAAAGCATCACTGGGGACTTTTGGTCATAAATAACCTTACTAGTTGGGGGATCATCTAATGTGGGTAGCGAATGCAGCTCTATCATGGTTTCAGATCTCCAAAGAAAGCTTTGATGATCTCCGTAAGGAGCTTGCATCCGTTAGAGCTGAGCGAGATCTCTTCAAAAGCGAGCTTGATAAATCACAGATCCTTTCTGACTGGCTGCGGATTAAGATAAATCAGCTAGAACTAGAGCGCACCAGTCTACTAGAGAAAGCCTATAACATTAGAATCCCAGCTCCTGAGCTGGTTCGTCAGCCTCTAGCAGACCCAAGCTTTAATCCTAAGGACTTTAGTTTTGAAGATATGGGCGAAGACATGGCTCGGAAAATGGGCTTCCCAGTTTACACAGATAAATAATATATCTAAACTACATTGCCTGACATAACAGCAGAATCTACTAATACAGTATTTGGCTCTCAGACTGAGACCCATAGTCTAATAGCAGCTGGGAGTATTCCTTCTGCCTTCCCTACAGTAACCAAGACATCTGAATATGATGCTCAGCGGTTACTGACAATGTTTGGGGCACTAAAAAGGGAGTCTACCGAATACCGCTGGATCTGGGAACGTGAATGGCTTAGAGATCTATTCTATGTAGCTAATAGACAATGGATCTTCTTCCACCCTACTAGACGTGAGTGGATTGACAAAAGATTACAAAAGTGGATTCCTCGGCCAGTTACTAACAAGATGGCAGAGACAGTACAGTCCATTAGAACCACGCTTGGTGCGATTAACCTATCTATTACAGCCCGTCCAGTTGGTAGTGATGCACAAGCTATTGCAGCAGCTGAAATTGTAGATCAGCTTGGTCCTCTGATTCATGAAGAGCATAACATGAATCAAGTAATGAGGGAAGCTGACTTTTGGCTTATCACTTGTGGTAATGCCTGCCTTCAGCTAAGTTGGGATCGAGATGCCAGATTCAATAGAACTTTTATTCAATCTGAGCAGTGTCCAGCTTGCCAGGGAATTTTTCAGTCCAAAGCTATAATGGATGCTGGTAATACGTGTCCCCAGTGTGGGGGTCACTTCTTACAGCCAGCTGTAAGCCCTGATGGGCAAAAGATCGGTGAATGGATATCATTTGGAAAGGGCAAAACTACTGCTCTAAGTCCATTTGAGTATGCCTTCCCACCAAATATCACTAGATTTGACGATTTACCTTACATAATCCGCCTAAGATGGAGAGATAAACACTGGTTCGAGGCTAATATGCCTGATCTAGTGCCCAAGCTTACTTGGGAAAAGTCTCCGGCTGATCGGTCGATGCAGATCTTCAAATCCTTAGCCCTAACTAATGATGTTGGTACAGGCTCACAGTTCGCGTATCTAGGTGCTGCTGGTGCTCATACAGTAGAGGGCATTACTGAATATGAGCTTTGGCTGCGCCCTACACCAGAATTTCCTGAGGGTCTAGTCATGCGAGTGGCCGGGGATCAGAGCCCTCAGCTTATGGTTATGCCTGAGGAGGGCTTACCAGGGCCTATTCCATACAAAGACATCGAAGGTAATCCATTATTCCCCTTCCTACATGCTCAATATGAACATCTAGGTGGCCGATTGTATGGCCGATCTGCAGTTTCACCACTAATCCAGAAGCAAGATCAGCTAAATCAGCTAGATTCGCTTATCCAGCTCATTGTCCAGCGCATGGCAAACCCAATTTGGTTGATTCCAGAAGGGGCCGGCATTGATCAATTCACAGGTGAACCTGGGCTAGTCATGAAGTGGAATCCAATGGCTGCAAATGGGCAGGGCAAACCAGAGCGAATTCCTGGCGAAGAGGTTCCTAATTCTCTCTATCAGCTGCGTAGCCAGATCCTAAAAGATATTGAGGAGATGGCTGGTACCTACGACATCATCAAGGGCCAAAAGCCTGCTGGTGTTGAGGCTTTCTCTGCCCTCCAGCTCTTAGTTGAACGCTCACAGAGTCGATTTACCTCCGTTTTCCAGGCCAGAGGGGAGATGTATCGTAACTGGGCCTCCCTTGCGGTAGAAATGGAGCGTCAATTCGGCCCACATACACGAACCTGGGTCGTTATTGGGGCTAATCGAGGCTATACCTTTAGACATTTTGAGAATGCTCAGCTACAGGGGCAGGTTTCCATCCAAATCGAAGATGGAAGTAACATGCCGAAGACAGCCTTAGGCAAAAGGGCCTCTATTGAGCAGGCAAATCAGCTTGGTCTACTAGATCCTAACGACCCAGACCAGAAATACGCCCTACTGAGTAACTTTGGTCTATCTGATCTAGTTCCGGCCCTCGATATTCATGTCCAGGCAGCCCTACAGATCCAAGATAGCTTTGAAAGGTGGGCTCAGCAGCCTGTTGGCCCCCCACCACTTATCATTAAACCTTGGTTTAGCGGGCCAATTCATCTTAATGAATGTATCAAGTGGTTAAATACAGATAGAATGCGTGAGCTTGTAGCTAGTAACCCAATGTTTGAGCAGCTGGTTACGGCTTATCTACAGCAGCTTCAGATAATGGCTATGCCGCCCCCTATGTCGGCCCCCGGACCTGAAGGTCCTGGTGCTGCAGGTGGCGGACAGGCCCTGCGGAATAGTAATAAAGAATTCCTGCAACGTCATCGCCAGTACGTCGTCGCGGCCGGTGGCGGACAGGCCCTGCGGAATAGTAATAAAGAATCCGGTAGTCCCAAAACCGTTCCTAGAGGTAATGCTACTCGACCAAATGAAGGCCCACAGATGGGTCCTGTCTAAGTCCTTCACAGCCTAGATAGGCTTTATATAATCAGCTTACTGATCGTAGAAGGAAGTAAGCGTCTCAACGCGGAACTGACCGCGAAACCAAAGGTGAGAGCTAATGGCAGACACAAACGTAACCGCTCCGTCCTCAGAACCAACGCCAGCTCCAGCGACATCGGGGCAACCCGCTGCTACAGCCACAGCGATACCACAGGCTGCCGCTCCGCAGTCAGCGACGCCGACTGCTCCGCAGGCACCAGCGACATCAGGTGCGCCTGAAGGATGGGTTCCATCGTATAGGATTCGGGAAAGTAGGGAAGCAGCTATCCGGGAAGCAAATGCTGAGTTTGCCCGCCGGGAAGCTGAATATAAATCTCAACTATCACAAGTCCAGTCCCAACTTCATGCACTCGTAGGCGTCCAGCCACCACAGGATCCAGAGGTATCAGCAGTTCGTAATCAGTTTGCTAAGCTCTATCCGAACTTGGCCAAACTTGAAGAAAGAGCTGAAGATGTCTTCGGAGTTCTTGAACGTGCTGGTGATTTAGAATCGCAGACTGAGCACTACTGGCGAGAGTATGGACGACAGTCAATGAATAGGCTTTTTGAGCATGCCAACCAATCGTTAGGTTCACCGCTAACTGACGAGGGTAAGCGTGCTCTCCATGCTTCATTCACAGGCTTCGTTACTTCGTCGCCAGAATTGGCAGAACGCTATGCTAATGATCCAACACTAGTAGAGGACTTCTGGAAACTGTTCTCGTCCAGCTTTGTTGATCCAGTTCGTAGGACAGCAGCTACAGGTATTCAGGGTAGAGCAACGACAATTGCTGCTACTCCTCAGGACACTCCATCTGGAGCACCAAGAATCCCTGGAGCACCAAAACCTGCTGATCTTGATGAACGAGTCTCCCAGGCTTGGGCAGCGTACAACGCAACAGCTAAGCCCTAGCTATAACCAGCTAGGCTAAGGTGATAAATAACTATGGCCGGTGCTGATAAACAGGCTCTTGATGCCATCTTCAAGGAAGTTTTTGAGGAAGGTGTAGCAGAAGGGGTCAATAACAAAAATCCTCTACGGGACATGATCAAGACTGAGCGTGTTCCTTTTAGGGGTCGGGAGATTGTGCGTCTTGCACATACTACCCGTAACGTATCTCCCATGTTCGTTGGAGAAGACTCAGAGTTTGCGGATGCTGGAAATCAGGGCTATTCGCGGATGTTCGTAGATCAGCGAAAGCTGATGTCACGTCTTCGACTGACCTGGGAGGTCATGCAGGACTCTACATCAAACGAGGGCGCATTTATCTCTGCTCGTAAGAGTGAGATGCAGTACCTTATCGATGATATGGCTCGCCGGGATGAGTATGCACTCAACTCGGATGGTCGCGGAGTTCTTGCTACCTACTCGTCTGCTTCAGGTGCTGTTGTTACAGTAGCCAATCCAGGCGGGATTACCAATACCAACTTTGGCAACCGATTCATCTCTCCTGGTATGTTTGTTGCAGCAGTAGATCCTCTAACTGGGGCACTGCGTACATCCATTCGGAAGGTTATCTCGGTAGCCAATGGTGGAGGTACCTTCACTGCAGATTCTTCAACCTTTACTGGTTGGACTGCCAATGATTATATCGTTCAGGCTGCTAATTCAGGTGTTACTGACGTGCTCTCAACTTCCTATGAGCATGCTTGGTGGGGCCTAATGGCGCTTGTTGATGATGGTACCTATCGTGCAAGCTACTATGGTTTGGACCGTACAGCTGTTCCAGCCTATAGCTCGTATGTAACCGCCAGCACTGGAGCCCTATCTACCGATCTCATTCAGCGGGTATCGGATATCGTAGACCAGAAGTTGAATGGTAAGATTAGTAATATAATCTGCCATCACAGCACCCGTCGATTGATTATCCAGCTTACTGATGCTGATCGTCGGTATATGGGAGCTTCGTTGCTTCGTCCAGATCCAGGAACCGTAGCGTTCAAGCAGGGAGACGTACCATTCGGTGACGTTCCTGTTCGAGCCCTCCGAGACTTCCCACTAGACGTTCTCATGTTCCTCGACCTTAACAACGCTGGTTTCAGGGAGTATGTCTCTGAACCCGGTAAGTGGGTTGATGAGGATGGATCTGTTCTGTGGCGTGTCGGAACCGGCACGGCTGGCCGGGATGCTTTCGAGGCTTGGTATAGAATGCGTAAGCAGTACTTTCTTGAGTACCCAGCATTCTGTGCCAGACTTGATGGTGTAACTGGTCAAGCACTTGCTGTGGTTCGTGCTGCTGGATCATAATCGGTGTAATCGTGTGGTGGAGGGCTGGGCTATCCTGGCCCTCCTTTTATGCGTTCGTATAGGAGATCTTCAGCTATGCAGTATGTGACATTGTTTAATCGTACGTCAAAACCTTTGATGGGCACATGGGATGGCAGGCGCTATACGCTTGCTCCAGGCAAGAATGCATTTCCTGAAGCGATGGCACTGAAATTTAAGGAGCAGAACCCAATTATGGGGTCTGAGGATCCCTACTCCTTAGAGAAGCAATATCTCTGTGGAATTGAAGAGTTTAATGACGACTGCTCACCTGTTGAACAGACAACTGCTGTTGAGCGGTTTGATCGTAGTAAGCTAACTAATGCCAAACCAGTAGAGCTAATAACAAGTGGTGGGCTGTTCCCGAATGAACGGCATGCAGCTCTTCCAGCTGTAGACCAGGGCTTTGTTAAGGCGTAATGCTTAACTATATCGTAGACACAAATCCGTTCAAGCTTGCTGGTCCACCTACATGGTGGCTACGCAAGCTGTGGGATTTTGATTCCTCACTGGTAGTAGTTCCATCAAGACAGCAGTGTGTCTATAGGCTAGCCCAGCGGCGTAAGCTCAATCTACCTGCACATATTGTGAATGATGTATTGTTTAAAGAGAGTGATACAAAGCTGCTGGCTAGCTATGGACTTATTCCAGTTACTACCATCCTAGCTACTGCTAATTGGGGCAATCCATATCTATTTGAAGAGTTGAGGAATCGTGCTCCGTGGCGGTTGGGCGGGGCTGAACTGGTTAATCAACAAATCGAGGAGCAAGAAGCCAAGGATGAGCTTGATAGGCGTGCTGCTACTGATGAGCGTCTTCATTCTCTAGCTAAAGACAGTTGGGGACTATATAATAAAAAGATCGGAGTACGATCTCATATGTATATTCCCAAAACAGCCCAGTCTAATAATGGATCAGGGCTACTTCTGAGGGTTAAATAATCCTTAGCGTTAACCCCCTCTAACGTGATATGAAGGGGCGCTTTCCTCAGCGTATGGGGAGCCAGGTAATCTACCATGTCTGCATTAGCAACACAGTCAGCAAATCTAGTAAGACAGAAGCTTTATAATGCTTCTGGTTCACTGGGAGGCTCTAACACTCGCAGTTCGGCAGTCTTTTATGCTGTCAAGGCTCTATTCCTGCACCTTGCAGCAAATAAGCGGAACCCGGATCTTGAGCTGAAGGTTCTCACTAACGGAGCAAACGCTACTATTGTTGGTGAGGCTTGCACGCTATGGGCAATTATAGCCAAGAAGGGTACTGTTGCTACAAATGCTTACCTGAAGGTAAGTAATCATGCAACTCAGGTCCAGGCTGATTCTGATGTTATTTTGGAATCATCCACAGCTGGTGAGGAATTTGTAGTAATCTATCCCGATGGTCATCCTTTTGGAACTGGAATCACTGCTGGTAGCTATACCGCCTACGACGGCTCGAACGCTACCACACCCAGCACAGCTACCCATAACTTCTATGGATTTTTGATCGTTGGTGCATAATCGGTAACATAATGCTTGGTGGAGGGGAGCTAATCCTCTCCTCCTTCAGGATCATTCAACATGTCACTTAATCCAAATACCTACGTTCGGAAGCGTGCCCCTAGGCAACAGCCAGTTGCTGTTCTAACAGGATCAGCAGACGCCATTGATATTGCTGTTGGTGATATCTTTGTTCTTAATAGGGATAGCGCAATTAATTCAGCTACCTTAGCTGATCCAGCTACATCAGACGATGGTAGAGTAATTTGGGTAGTTAATGGAACTACTCAAGCAAATACCATTACTATTACTAATGGTCTAGGTGGATCCGGTGGCTCCTATGATACCCTTACATTTACGAACGTCACTGCAGCTAATGTAACACTGCGTGCATATGGCGGCAAATGGTATCTTGTTAGCCAGTATCTCACGACAGTTTCATAACCTCTGAAGCAGGGCAGGGGCTCTGACTTCTTATTGAAAGGAATCCCCTCAAATGGCAACACATTACATTCACAAGTTTGGTAGTATTGGTGCTTTCTCAGCAGATTCCCCTAGCCGCCCTAATGCTGGTGGTATCGGGGTTGTTGATGGCGCAGTTTGGGTTAATCTTGGTAGTGGGCCTGTTCCGCTGAGTGCTGCAGGATTTGGGCAGAGCGGCGTTGTTCGCTATGTCAATCCGGCTGTCTCTACTGCCTATCAGACCATTGCTGCAGCTATTGCAGCTTCTAGCCAGGGAGACACTATTCTTATTGCTCCTCTTGAAGCTGAGTCAGCCTCTGGTGATACAGATCCTGATAGCTATGCTGAAACACTCATTATTCCAGCAGGTTTGGATGGACTATCATTGGTCGGGATTGCTCGCGGACTAACGCAGGGTGGACAGCCACAGATCAAGATTGGAGCTGGTTCTACTGCGATGATTGAGGTCCAGGCGTTTGGCTGTCTAATTGCAGGTCTGACAATCAATGGTGCAGGCTCGACAGGTGGTGGTATCAAGATCACATCTAATGGCAGTACCCAGGATGCTGGTGGCCTAGTTATTGCAGGTAATCACTTCAAGAACTGTAAAGGTTCAGCATCAGCTCAGGATGCAGCAGCTATCTTCTGGAGCACGAATGGTGCATCTTGGTATCCAATGATTGTTGGCAATAACTTCTTTGATTGCCGTATTGGTGTACTTCTACCAGGAACTGGCATTGATAGGCCCAAGGATGTCAAGATCATTGGTAATAGGTTCTATTCCAGTGCTAATACCACAGTAGATTGCGATATCCTGCTCTCAGGTGGATCTGGTGTTAATGGCCTAGTCATTGACCGTAACGTCTTTGGTACTGTTGATGTTCCAGCCTATGCTACTGGCACAGTTACACAGCGGTATTTGGATCTTACCAACTGCACGAATGGTATTCTAAGTAACAACGTGTTCGCATGCTTGGTTGGCCCTACTGGTCAGACTGAGGTTACTTTTGGTGCAGCTGGAACAGCAGCTAAAGTTCCAACCACAGTAAGAATGGCTGCTAATGCAGGTGAAGCTGCAGCAGCAACTGGCTCAGAACTATACGCAGGTAGAACGTAATAGCTAATTATGGGGAGCCCTAGCAATGGGGCTCTCCTGCCATCAAGGAGCCGTATGCCTATAGATCGTGTATCGCTCGAAGCCGACCTTGCCAACCTTAAAGAAACTCGGGACCAGCTTATTGCTAATGTTAATGCTACTGTTGGGGCTATTCAGTATATAGAAAAAAAGCTTCAAGAACCAGCTGGTTATGAATCTGCTACTGAAATAAAGGACTAACTTATGATGGGTGACTACACTCGTAGACGGGTCATCTATCAGGATGCTAGCACAACCGCTGATTTTGCTGCAACTGATGGAAATACAACCCTCATAACGGGTAAAACAGGCCGCACGATTTATGTGCAGCGAATTATTGTGACTATCAAAACGAGTGCAGCACAGGCCATTACTTTTGAGGATTCTGCATCTACGCCAGTATATATAGCTAAGGTGACTGCAAATCCTGGGGCTGATACTCGGTGGGATTTTGACTTTGGGCCAGAAGGAAAAGCACTGACTTCTGCGAAGAACCTGGCTATGGATATGACTGCTGGAAATGCTGGTCATGTTGAAGTTTTGGCCTACTTCAAGCCTGATCCTGTTGTTGCTGCATGATAGTCGATACTTCATTACTGCATAATAGAGATAAATAATGGCAACAACTCCATATTCTACTACTACTGGTGTGGTCTATGTTATTGGATCATTACCAACAACACCAGTCACACTGGGCGGAACTGGTACACAAACCCAGTTTACGCAGGGCTCAGTGGTGTTTGCGGGGGCGAATGGCATTTACGCACAGGACAATGCGAATTTTAACTACAACGTGGGAACAGGGGTGCTTGCGCTCCTCGCGAGCACGGCAGCGGTTCGCCTTGGGGCGGCACCGGCCACGACCGGGCGTTTACAATACTCATATGGTGGGGGCGCCGTCACCCGAAATCGCACCAATGACGGGGATGTCGGCATACTAGGAATGGGCGGTTTTGCCGATGATGACTACATTGAGTTCGGCGACAATCAGCAGCACGGCGTCAGTAAGCCGCTGGGCATTAAATTCTACCCCGGAAGCGCCGCCAAACTCCAGCTTGATACCAACGGTGCCATGACACTCAGCGGCACCCTTGACGCGACTGCATATAAAGTCGCAACGGTTGCCGGGATTGATGCATCAGTAACTACTGGGAGTTTGGTCGGCAAGACCATGACCTTTAGTAAGGGTATTCTCACTGGGTTCGCATAAGCCAAAGCTTACAGCTAGGCTTACAGCCAAGGCAAGGGCAGCATATGGATCGTATCGATACTATTATTGTACAGCCAATTATTACCACCTATGATGATGCTGGAAAACCAATTCATGAGCGTGCTGGTCAGGCTATGAAGCTGTTTAAAGCTAGCCAGCCGGATGTCTGGGTGTTATGTGATAAGTTGCTAGAAGATTCGAAGTCTGCAGAGGGATACACGGGCACTATTACGGTAGTGCCATAGATCATATACCTGTATATCAGCCATACCAGCTCAAGAAGGAGATAAAATGCCAGTAGATCCAAACCAAGTAATCGATGATTCTGCTACGGTGGCAAAAGCAGCTGCCTCAGGTGGGAAAGCCTTCTGGAAATCAAAGCGATTCTGGACTAACGTAGTCCTTGT